CTGCGATAGGTGTAAGATGAAGCGTGCTTATGATGATATTAGTAATGATAGAAATATACCTGGGTTAAGAGTATGCAATTTTGGTTGCAATGATGAGCGTGACCCCTATAGATTACCAGCAAGACAGCCTGAAAAAATCTCTATTCGGTTTCCTCGTCCTGATGCACCGCTTAATCCTGATAATGATGCATTGTCAACTGATCCAAATATTGTGAATGATGTAAATCAAGACCCAACACTTCCATCTACTGCTGGTGAATGGGGAATTGCACCTGAGCAATCAGAGGATACAATTGACGGAAATCTTGATAATTTGAGTCCCTAATTATGGCAAATATAAGAATCTCGCAACTTCCAACAGCACAGACTGCCATTACAGGATCTGAGCTAGTACCAATTGTACAAAATGGTCAGACTGTACAGACCACTGTAAGTGCGATTACTAGCAGTCCTTCTTTAACTCAGACTTTCTTAACTGTTACTGCTCAGTCAAGTCTGCCAAATAGTCGTTATATTGGTACAGGATTAGGCCTAGGATCCTCTGACGGAGGTTCTGGTGGCATTTACAATATCTTCTTGAATGGAGTATCAGGCAGTTTAGAGAATGCTTCTCAAGGCATTATAGTTAAGAATACAGGTTCAACAGTTGCTAGTAGAACATTGATTGTATCTGGTGCAGGTCTTAGTATTTCTAATGCAGACGGTATTAGCGGTAATCCGACATTTGCGCTTACAGGTCTAGTTCAAGCTCTTTCTACTACTTCTGGTACAGGCTTATTACAAACAAACGGTACTACAATTTCAGTAGCATCAATTGCTGGAACAACCAATCAGATTTCTGTATTAAACGGAAACACTAATCCGATTATAGGATTAGCAAATAATCCTGTGCTTCCCGGAACATCAAGTGTGACAGTACCGATAGGAGGTACAGCAGCAAGATCATCAAGTCCTGTTAATGGAATGCTTCGTTACAATAGTGATACAGCATCATTAGAAGTTTATGCAAATAATAATTGGGGAACCATTATTTCTGGTGCAGGCGTGTCAAGCTTTAGTGCAGGTACTACTGGATTTACTCCTAATTTTGCAAGTACTGGTGCTATCGTCCTTGCAGGCACATTAAATGTTGCTAACGGCGGTACAGGCGCAACTACTTTGACAGGTTATGTGTACGGCAATGGCGCATCTGCCATGACTGCATCAACCACAATTCCTACCACTGCTTTAAGTGGTACCGTTACAAATGCTCAGATTGCAAACCCACAAGTGACATACAATGGTGTTACTGTTGCACTAGGGGCTTCCGGCACTATTACAGCATCAAACCCATATGCATTAACAGTCAGCACAGGTTTACAATTAGATTCAGGAACCACTTATGATGGCTCTGCAGCTAGAACAATCACTATTGATTCTACCGTTGCAACATTATCAGGTAATCAGACACTAACCAACAAAACTATCAGTGGTGCAAGTAATACACTAAGCAATATTGGTAATAGCTCATTAACAAATAGCTCATTAACTGTTGGCACAACCAATATCGCCTTAGGCGCAACCAGCTTAACTTTAGCCGGATTGACTAGTGTAACAGTTACTCAAGATCCAGTATCAGCTTTGCAATTGGCTACTAAACAGTATGTAGATGCTGTAGCACAAGGTTTGGATGCTAAAGCTTCTGTAGTAAATGCTTCTACAACTGCTTTGACTGTTACTTATAACAATGGTACAGCTGGTGTTGGTGCTACTTTAACTAATGCTGGTTCATTGGCAGCATTCTCTTCTGATGGAGTCTCAAACTCTGTCGGTGACCGTGTTCTAATTAAAAATCAAGCAGCACCTGCTCAAAATGGTATTTACACCGTTACTACGTTAGGTTCTGGCTCTGTTGCATGGGTATTGACTCGTTCAACCGATATGAATACTTGGACTAACGTTCCAAATGCTTATGTCTGGGTAGAACAAGGAACTCTATATGGCGATACAGGTTGGGTATGTACATCCAATCAAGGTGGAACCATGGGAACCACAGCTATTACTTGGGTTCAGTTCTCAGGCGCTGGTACATATACAGCAGGTACAGGATTAACTCTAACTGGTACACAGTTTAGTATTACTAATACAGCAGTAACTGCAGGATCTTATGGCTCTGCAAGTACTATACCGACTTACACAGTAAATGCTCAAGGTCAATTAACAGCAGCAAGCAATACTACAATTAGCATTGCGCCTAGCCAAATTAATGCAACTATTCCTAATAGTGGATTAACTAATAGTTCTATTACTATTAACGGTAGCTCGGTATCATTAGGTGGTTCTGTTACAGTAACAGCCACAGCAACAAATGCACTTACTATTGGTACTGGGTTATCTGGTACAAGCTATAATGGTTCTGCCCCTGTTACCATAGCATTGGCAAATACTGCAGTGACTGCAGGATCTTATACAACAGCAAATATTACTGTTGATGCACAAGGTCGTATTACAGCAGCTAGCAATGGCTCAGGTGGTGTGACAACATTTAGTGCAGGAACAACAGGTTTTACACCATCATCTGCTACATCAGGTGCAATTACACTATCAGGCACATTAAACGTAGCTAACGGCGGTACAGGTGTTACTTCTTCAAGTGGTGCAAACTCTGTAGTACTAAGAGATACAAATGGTAACATCACTACTAACTGCTTATTTGAAGGATATACAAGCCAAGCTGCCAGTGGTACAACGATTACTTTACTGGCTTCATCTGTACAAAATTGGGTGATTACTGGTTCAGGTGGTCAAACTATTAAGCTACCAGATGCCACCACTTTACCTAATGGCGCAACCTTTACGTTTAACAATAATCAATCGTCAGGTACGATGGTTATTCAAAACAACTCGTCCACAACTATAGCAACAGTTCAATCAGGTGCTTATATAACGGTTGTACTGTTAAGCAATTCAACCGCTGCTGGTTCTTGGGATTTTCATAATTCTCCACCGTCAAATGCAAGTTGGTCGACCAATACTCTTTCATGGGCTGGATCTTACACAAATGGTACATGGAATGGAAATATTATCGGTACTCTTTATGGCGGAACAGGAACAAATGCCGGGGTAAATGGAGGTACTTTTTAATGATTAAATGTATAATGTCTCAAAGGGATTAATATGGCTCAGTCAGGATTTACACCGATTATTGTTTATAACAGTGGTACGGCATCTAATACGCCTTCCGCTGGTAATCTTGCATCTGGTGAACTTGCGCTTAACTATAATGACGGTAAGCTGTTTTATAAAGATAGTGGCGGTACAGTTCAAGTTATTGCTAGTAAAGCAGCAGCTGCCGGTGTGCTATCATTTTCTGCAGGTACTACCGGTTTAACACCTTCAACAGCAACTTCTGGTGCAGTAACACTTGCAGGAACATTAGCATTAGCAAATGGTGGTACAGGAGCTACTACAGTTAGTGGCGCACAGACAAATTTACAAGTTGACCCTGCAGGTACTGCGGTGGCAATGGCAATCGCATTAGGATAAGGAACCCAAATGGCAACTAATACATTTACACGATACGTTTCTAGTGGCGTTGGTACAACTCCTGTTGTACTAGTTACTGCCGCTTCTTCAACACAAACAACTGTTATTGGTCTAACACTTGCAAATACAACATCTAGTCCTATTACAGTAAGTGCTTATGTTACAGCATCTGCAACTAACTATTATGTAGTTAAGAATGCCACAGTTCCAGTTGGCGGATCTTTGGCATTGTTCGGAGCTGATGGTAAAATCGTTTTAAATACAGGTGACGCATTTACAGTAGTTTCATCAGCAGCAACATCTGCAGATGCAATTCTTTCATGCTTACAAATTAGCTAAGGATTAACATGTCCTATATCGGATCTACTCCAACCACTCAGAGTTTTATCTCTGGTACGGACTACTTCAATGGCGATGGAAGTACTACTGCGTTTACCTTATCACGCACTGTAGTTAGCCCTAACGATATTGAAGCGGTTATTAACAACGTAGTTCAACAGCCTAATTCTGCTTACACAATCAGCG